CCTGTCATGGCTCCACCTGCCAAATTAAGCTGTAGAGCATCATTAGCTTGTACAAAGGCTGTAGTAGCTATTTGTGTAGTAGAGGTTGCTGTGGCTGCTGTAGGAGCTACAGGCGTACCTGTGAGCGCAGCACTACTTGCGTTAGCCTTAGTGTTGTTGGCTACCTGTATCGCATTAAACTCATCGTCAAGCTCAGTACCACTTAAGGTCTTGAGTGGGTTACCTGTAGTTAAAGCATCTTTAGTTGCAAAGTTTGTTGCTTTTGTGTAATTGGACATTTAAAGTACCTTACCTTGTTTAGCGTATATTGATAGTTTCTGTAGGCTTAAGGCCGCACCATTGATCATAGCTGCGAAGCCAATCTGTAGTATGTTACCTGAGCCTGAGGCTGGTGATGATTGTTCGTTTATAAGCACTGAACCAGCGTACTCAGATAAGTTGTACTCAGACACACCATACTCATAAATAAGACCAGACTCTAAAGAAAAAGCTTCTGAGTAGTAGATAGGGCTATAATCGTAGCCTATCTTAAGTGCAAAAGTTTGACCTGTCGCACCTACTGTAGTTGCCGTAATCTTCTTTACTATCTTGTTTGTATTAGTCATGTCTAAGTCAAAGTAGTTACTATAGTATGACATTTGATATGCAACACCATTATCTTGGTAACCTGTGTACTTAGCTATGCCGTTTAGAGTAGCTAGGAATATCTCAGAACCTGTAGCTAAGAAACTCTTAGGTAGAAATGAGGGCCATACTGTCACCCTAAAGCTACCATCCTGCATAGGTGCCCTAGTGTCAAAACAAAAGGTTTGTCTAGTGGTGGGTGTCATAAGTAAGTAGATAGCATGATTAGGTGAGTAGACTGACTTAATCTTATCAACATTCTCAAACTCTATAGCTTCTATAATATCATCACGTATGTTCTTAGAGATGTCTCGCATAGGTTGAGACTTTTCTTGTACTGTACGATTCAATGAACGTACACCAGTGTTACTTAAGAACAAGATGTCTTCACCAGTATTCTGTACACTGTCTCTAGCAATACAACCTACACCTTCAATTACTTCCACTAACGTAAGACTTGAGGTAGTCATACCTGTTTGGAAGTTATCACCATCACCATAGATGATAATATTGTTCTTACAAAAGATAATTAAGTAGCCGTTATGGGCACCTAAGGTTACAATCTCGTCCATGCCTTTTGTAAGGACACTTGATATGTCTAAAGTACCTGATGTACCCGTAGAGAACTTAGCTCCGTCTAGTACAGTTGTAAAGTACACTGTGGTCTTGTTAGTTGCAGTATCAGCCGCCCATAAGCGACCATACGCAGCTAAGACTGTGTTAGCCTCAGGGTAACCAGAGGTAGTATGGTCATGCTCTGAGTAAGCTTCAAACTCTGTAGAGCCTGATTCGTTAGTGTAGATTAATGGCTCATAGCCACGTTGGAAGAAAAAGTGATGATCATTTAATGTAGCCGCTTGCCAGTTACCAGCGGAAATTGAGTCGCCTGAGGAAAGTGTAGGAGTAACCTCAACTAAGTTTTCAGTTCCTTTATAAAATTTAGTAGCAGACCATGACAATCTAGTGTCTGTTCCTGTGATGTCCTTAAAGTCTGACATACCTAATAAACTAATGCTAGCATTAGCTCCTGTGCTACCACCTAAGGAAACAGTTTGTGTAGCCCACCCTTTACGGGAGCTTAAGCGACCTTGCTTGTCTATAATACAGTTGTCTGCATGTGATGCAAAACCTTCCTGTAGTGTGACACCTGATTCCTGAGTGTTTAACCCGTAGAAAGCAGGAGCCGCTATGGTTGCTGATATTAATGGTTTAGCCATTGTTACAAAGCCTCCCAGATAAGTTCCTCAGGGTGCTTGTTTGCGTCTATTGAGATAGCGTCTGATAGGTAACCATCTGCCAGTACCTTAGCTGATACTGAGGAAATACCCCCATCTTCACCACGCTCCTCAAGAGCCATAGCATAAGATAAGGCTTGTACAGGTAAGAAAGGAACCTTAACTGTATCATCATCAGCTATAATGGCTGGTGACCTTTTAACTATCTTAAACTTTAAACTATAGACACCATCAGGCACAGGATAGATTTTAACCTGTGTGTCTCCATTAGAATTTAACCCATCAAACATATAATACTTAGGTGCGCTAGAAGCTGGTGTGTTATTAAAGAATACATTGTCAAACCAACGTGATGTCTGGTACACCATAAAACAGTTGCTAGTGTCGTTTATAACGTCTAGGATAGTAGACTTGTCACCTGTTCCTGTTAGGACGTAAGTAGAATCACCAGATGATGTAGTTACTGTAACAGTCTCACGTAAGTTAGACCAGTTCCATGCAGTCTCAATAGATTCTATAGCATCATGTACAAAGATACCAATAAGTTTAGAGTAGCTGTTCTCGTTAATAGAGGACACTTCACGCTCTCTTAAGCGTACAAGGATATTGTTTACTAATTGCTTATACGTTTTCATGTGGCTTTACCATTTAATTTTTCTACTGTTCTAAGCCCTGCTAGGCCAAGCATTGCTAACGTAAGTTCAAGCATTGCATCTAAGGGTAACTCAGGGCTACCTAGCTCTGGTGCAATCCATTGTAGGATAGGGTTAATAACAAATGCAAACAAGAAGCCTAGGCCGCAGACCCACATGAGAAAGGGTCTAGCTCCAGCCACAAAAGTAGACCTGTGACCTGCCTGTACTTTATTTATCTCTGCTTGCATTAGTGCTGGCTTCATAGCTAGTCTTTGCTTGAGTAGCTCACCTTGCGCTCTTTCTTCATCTGAGGTAAACACACTGTCTATAATGTTACCAATGGCTTCTATAGGTTGTGCAACAGCACTACCGCCACCAAATAAACTACTTAATATGCCCATGTTGTACTACCTCTCACCATTTTTCACGATTAGCCCAGTAAGCTGCTGACATCTTACCTTTGGCTATGTTAGCGCCATGACGAGCTTTAAATGACTTACGTTTAGCTTTCATCTTATCTGATTCACCAGCTTTAGGTTTACCTGCTGTAGAGGCTCCTTGCTCGCCAAAGCGTATAGTCTTAGTTACTCCACCTTCTTTAGCAACCACCACATGAGACTTCTTAGGGTGGCTAGGTGTCCTCTTAGGCTTGTTGTAAGCCGTAAGGCCTAGTTTAGTTAATTTATTATCCGGCATTACATCTCTCCATTAAAGTATAACCAAGCAGCAAATGCACCTGCACCTATAATCCACATTAGCTTCTTAGTCACTGATTTACCTACGGCAAGATAGAAGCGGTCATATGCCCTGTCTGCTGCTAACTCTGCTATTTCTTCCTTTTGCTGCTGAGTCAAGTTTTCCATGCCTAGTAATATCCTTTAATATAAATAGCTGCACCTAACAAACTGGCTATAATAACAATAAACCCTAAGCCTACTTTTATAGCTATAGACAAATTATCTTGTAATGCTTTAGCTCTTGCTGCTCTTTGGCGTATTGCCGCTTGTTTAGTTTCTTTTAAGTCTCTAGTGTACTGGGCTTTAAACTTAAGAAAGTCTTGATACCCATGTAGACGTTGCTTGTTCAACATGAACTTAAGTTCTTCTTCCTGTCTAGCTAGTTGCTCCTTGGCTTGAAATGCTTCTAATATATTTCCTGAGCCATTAGCTACTTGCTTCTGTATTGTCTTCTCAGCACCAAAGTATTTACCTAGGGCTGCGCCAGCATCTGCAATCTCTCTACCATTGAAGAGCGTAGTCTTAATTACTTTAAAAGCCGCATTAGCTATGGCTAACTCTGCTAACATATCCATAACCTCTTTGAGTATTGTTGGCTTGTAAGCTCGTAGGGAGCCATAGGAGACCGTATAAACCTATAGTCATACTCACGTATTACCTGAGGCTCTACGACCCGTACAGAGCCTTGTGGAGCCTGTGAGGGGCTAAAGTACATAGGATACGCTTCTGTTACTGTAGACCACATCAGATAGACCGCATATCTTTAACACAGAAAGCTGTTATAGTCTTCTTTGCTTCTACTTTGACTACCGAAAGCCCAACCATCGGGCTAGCCACAGGCTCGTAGCCTCCTATCGTACCTACACGTAATAACTCTTTTCTACAGTTATCTAATGTACTGTAGCTAGACATTATCATGGGTACTTGAGGTTCACCACTAGCTAACATTGTGGCTAACACAATAGCCCACATTAGTAGTTACTGCGTATTTTCATAGTTTTCTTTGCTGGTGTTTTCTTTTTGTTTTTCTTTGGTTTAGCAGGTGGACGACCTACTTTACTTCCGTATGTTCCAGTACCTTGTGGCATCTTACTATCTCCTATTTCTTAGGTTTCTTGTGGCTTAGAGTTTTACTAGAGGCAGTATGTTTTGTACCTGTCATAAGTTTACCTGATGGATGCTTATGCGTCTTGCCTGTATACTCTTTACCATTCTTTAAGTAATGCTTTACACCTTTCATTCCTTAAACCTTTTTCTTAACTGGTTTTGCTGTCTTAGCTGCTTTCTTGAAGTCACTAGCTTTAGGTCTACCTTTGACCCCTGCTTTCTTCATTGTTTCGCCAGAGCCAGCTTTAATTCGCTTTTTCTTTGCATTGATATTCTTGTAAAGACTCATGTCAACCCTTTAAGCTTTATATGCTGTAAAATTTAAAAGAATAAAAAGGGAACCGCAGTTCCCCTTTAGTTAGTTAAGAGTTATGCTTAACCATTAACTGCCATGATGAATCCAGTCTCTGCACGCAACACTTGAGTGCCATACAAGCGGTCAGCAGTATACAAGGTTCCTAAAAACTCTTGCTTGTACTGTGTTTGAGAGCGCACACCTTGTTGTTCTGCAAGTACCATAGTATCTTTATGGCCTAACATTGCGCCACGGATAATACCACCAGCAGTTGCTCCGTTTTGTGCAGCAGTCTCAAGAGTAGGACAGTTAGTAGACACATAAATGTCAATACCATACAACTCACCAATCTTACCATTAGTAACACCTTGACCATTAACAAAGTCAGAGCTAACGTAACGATCAATACCCATGATAGCATTACGTAGTGCAGGTGGGATAACTAAGAAGCGTCCATCCATAGGAGCGTCTGCATCATCCAACTTC